GGTCCGAAGATTCTTCGGATGGGGCTAAAGCCCCCCAAATTATTCCCCATTCAGACGTACGTCCTATCCTGCCAGTGGCAGGTCAGGTCGGGAAGTCTCGGATCATCTCTCCCCGAGGTGGTCTTCTACATTTAATCACTGGAAAGAAGATTGACCACCCTCTCAACTCCATGTGTTTCTTCTGCTTTCCTCAAAGAATCGTATCTCTCTTTGAGAAAATCGCTGGAAAAATCTATCTTCTCACCGAAGATAGCCTCAAATCCACTCTCACTGTCGAAAACAGCGAAAGAAGATTCGAAGTTGTACTGGTCATCAAACGAACAACCAGTAGATCTTTTAAACCCAACACAAAAAACTTTGGTTAGGTTATCGTAGCTATCCTCTAACACATTCCACAGTAAATCCAAAACTGGTACTTTTACTGTTAAGTAGGTAGCTTTCTTCTCGGTAGGGTTCAAAACTCTACCGCTAACGGTTCCGTACCTTCGTTCCATGTAATCGTTCACGCAGGTACCATCAAGAAAATTTAAGAATTGTTCATTGCTCGTAGCAACAACGTTTCCCAAATTGTCCAGGAAAGAAAACAACTCACTGTTACGTTTTCTAGCTTCAGTCAAGGTGTTACCCAACTTGTCGTAGAAGAACGCTAAGTTTCGTCCCTCTAAAGCATAAAAAAACAAGCTGTTAAAAGGTTTATAAAAAACCTCGTTTGAACTAACACCCAAAAGTTGTTTTTCTTTACTTACTAACACCACTCTCTCCATCTTCTAACGAAATGGTAGAGGTCACAGACCTCCACTGAGTCGGTGTTTTATACTACAGATATTGAGACTATTCATCTGCGATTACCTGTAAATATTTGAGGAGATATGTCAGTCTCCTCAAACAAGTTATGTTGCGTACGCTTACCTCCAGCGTTTTTGTTGAGTGCTACCATCTTCCCTAACTCGTTTGCTAAAGCGGCATCATATCCTTGTATGCGTGCGTCTACATGTAAGCAGTCTGGAGAGTAGGGATAGTAGTTAGGAGGTATACCGTGAGAAGAGCAAATTCGAGTATTTACCTCCATTTTACCCGAGCTTAAACCCTGAACTATTGCAGTTGTGAAAGCCCTCCCAAATTGTCTCATGGTATTTTCATAGCCGTAACTGGCTAGTGAATTATCTAAAGTAGTCTTTAACTCTTCATGAGACACCGTTACATCTTTGTTGTCGTACTTAGCAGTTATTGTACGGTTCGATGCACCTGAAACCTTAGGTGATGTCGAATGAGTGACGAAACTTTGGAAACTCTGCATCAGAAACTGTATCATGTGTTTGTCACTTTCAGAGATTCCTTTAGATTTACCTAGTTCCCATAATGCTTTGGCTCCCTTCACTCGATGTTCTTTCGCCACTATCCCAGGTATGGTGATGTTGATCATCCGCGGTACTTCCACTTTAGTGAAATCCAATACCGCGTTATTCGACGATATCAGATCAGTGAAAGTGTTCACTGTAGTCCTACCTCCAGGTAGAGGCAGATTTTCAATCTCCTGTAATTGTTCCTCATCAGTTTTGGGCAGCTGCGGTTGTACCGGAGTCGATGGTGCAGAGGGAGGAGGTGGTACTGGAATCGTACTCATTTGTTCGCGAGTTCGGTCGTTTTCTCACAAATCTTTAATCTTACAGAAAATCGTTAGTCCACAGTAGCTTCAAACGAAACGAAATCTAAAGTGGTTCTCAGAACTACCTATTCAACAATGATCTGTGCATGCTGCGAGAAGACGTAGACATATTTATCCCGTCGTAAATATAATCTATAGGGTTGATCAACCTATTATCGATTTTAAAACCACGCACAGGTGTGTTTGCGGTTCTAAATCTATGGACAATGCGAGCCAGATGTTTGCGCTCGGAATTAGATAAAACTCTGGGGTCAACGTAACCCACAAAATCGAAATTTAACACCGGAGGTACGTCACACAAATCACGCCATTTAGCGAAAGAACCACCTGAATCGCGTAGTATGAAATACGCCACAGTTGCCAATGGAGCACACCAAGCCCTCTCCACTTCAGGAAAAGAATTCTGAAGTTGAGCAAACACTCTGTCAACTGCCGAATAATCTATCAGTTCTATCTTTCCTTTAAATATCATTTGTATTTTCACCGGTAAGTTTACGAATCGCAACGGATTCGTTCTATAATGTATGTACCTCTGCAGCAATGTTATCACTGCCTCGGCATAGTTCATGTCTACGGTGGGATTCTTTAACAATAAAGCTCTAACGAGTCTAGCCGTCAATAAAGAATACTGCTCTTGAGAGAAGGGTGACCCAACCCGCAGTAAAGATCTACCCGCAACATTCTTCTCATACCGAGCCCTAACAACCACTCCATCACCTCTAGTCATTTCATTTGGTCTGATGGCTGCTTTAGCCAACAACACATTTAGGTCTTCTTCCTCGCGAAATCGCAATAGACCTTGCAGTTTACTTCGTACCTTAGCACCGACTAAAACATCACTCTCCACTCTATCTTCGAATGTATCCATCGGAGTATCAGTTGAGTCTAATGCTTGTGCTATAATATACTGCACTGCTGGAAGTTTCGAGCACAAGTCAATATCTTCGGGGAGAAATAACGTTTCACAAATAGTCTTTATTCTCACCGCCTCTAACTTGTATCTCACACCTTCAATAGGATCACCTATTTTTGTCTTCCCCATCATGTTTAATACACCCAGTTTCACTTCATTAGACAAATACTCATTCGAAATTTCCAAGGGGTTTACTGTCCGACGCACAGCTGCGACTGGCAGTGGTACTTCCCCTATAACTTGAGATCTATTTGGTAGGTGTCCTAAGTAATTTCCGATGCAAAATATTAAGTCTGTGAGATGTGTCTCCTCTCCCGGTAATTCTCTAGCCAAACTCCGGGCTGCTGTTCTAGTAACTTTGTAGTTAAAAACTGTGGATTGAGTTACTGGAACATCTACCAAAGCGGTTTTCATGTGAAAGACAGACATAAGAGTGGCCAACGCCGCTCGTATTTCAGTCTGTAAATTGTAATACATGTGCGCCAACAGGTTTTTCGACACTATGTAATTACCTAATAAATGGCGGGCCCAACCCTCGGAGTCACTCCCAGCAGTCATACCGCCAGGACTGATTTGCCACCATGTATTCGCTACATAGGTACCGATAGACAATCTACCAGATATCCTAGGGTAATTTTGTTTTAAGTACTCAAATATCTCTTTCGCTTCAACGGCGACATCACTCTTACCATAAAAGGTTCTGAGTAAATCCAGGTACTGTTTATCTGTTTCAACAGCCAGTACATACGCACTAGTCGCTGACAATGCCATGTTTTGCGTACAAACCCAATCTCATTTCTTTAATTGCGGAAGAAAGTTCGTGTTCACGTAAGTGAGATGCATAAAACGATTTTATCGATTCGACCTCCGGTCCTATCTGTTTATCCTCAGAACTCTCAAACTTCACACCCAGTTCACTTCTTGAAGGTATACGCGGCTTCACAGAGTTCACGAGCGTTTTCCCGTTTAACGTGACTTCTACACGTCCATCCTCAGATATCTTCGTTTGTTGGGTTACTCGAGATCTGGCCGGAAAATCTTGAATCTTAGCCGATGCGGAAAAAGTCATTTCATTCATGTTTGCCATAGAACTTTCTCCTTGCATTAGTACAACTCCGGTGTCACCGTTAGGCATCGTGAAATAACTCTCTACTGCAGAGGGAATAGGGTGACCTTTTGGAAATATACATACTGCTTTTAGGTTTTTGAACTCATCGGAGAGACTAGCAGACACGGCATCTATCAATCTGTATCTCGAAGATCCAGTGAATGTCTGCGCATAAAGCGCACTACCTAAAGCGACTGCAGCTCTGTATTTCTCCTTATCAAAGAGTACTCTACTCACCTGCGGTAATGCTGCTATTGAATCAGTCACTCCGGGTAGGATACTGCTACCTCCTATCAGTACAGCTGCACATTTGGTGACCTCTCTGTTATTCAGGAGAGATTGAACTATATTCTTCGCTCGCAACACAAAGGGTTCACATAGTTTCTTGAACTCGGTTTGACTAAAAACAACTGTTTTAATGTCACCCGATTTCAGAAGAACCTGTCTAACCTCTTTGTTCGGTTTATTCACCAAATCTATTTTGAGTGCCTCCATCGAAAAAGAATCGAGTAAGGTAGCGTCAATTTCAAGTTTGGAGGCACACACTTCCCTCAGTTTACTATCGACGTCTCTACCTCCCAGGTAGTTATCTCCCGCCGAATCCAGAACACAGACGTACGAAGCTCCCACCACCAATAAAGAGCAATCGAAGGTGCCTCCGCCGAAATCGTACACTAACAAGTAGTTCACTGTAGATTTCGGAATTTCTATAAACGCACTGAGACCTGCTGCAGTTGGTTCATTAACCACCGCCTGTACGTTTATCGAACTCAATTTACAACTTTCATATATAAAGCTGCGTAAATAAGAGTTGTAAGCTGCAGGTACAGAACACACCGACAACGTCACCGGCTGTCCCGTCATTTTAACAGCTATAGCACAAAGACCTGTCNCAAAATCTGATGCTAGAGCAATAACAGATCGTGCCTTTCCTTTTGATCCATCAACGGGACCAATTTTGCACGTCCAATCATCAACGACTACCTCCACTTCTGATTTGAGTTTTGAAGTGTAAGTATCTTTGTTAAATTTGTTCAACCCGAAATACCGTTTAATGTCGCGGTAAACTGTTAAGTTACGTTCGAGTAGTGCTCCTAAACCGATGGCGAAAGTACCGTCGGTTCTGTAACCTACGACAGTGGGTACGTATATTGTACCGCTTTCCGATACACATCCATCAATCCCTTTACCAGGGGAGAAACACAAAGTAGAGTATGTGGTACCGAAATCAATACCCACCTCCATGTGGTACCTGAGCGTTTGGGGGAAGACTAGTGGGGCAGAGGAGACGCTGTATTAAGACAACCAACACTACTATAATAGCGCTGATCGTGATAAAAGTCAATAGATATATCGCCCAAAGAAAATTATCCACTCGAATCATGTGCAGACTGATTCAACTGTCTCCTACTATGGTTCGTTTCATACAATGTCGCCCACAACCTCTTGAACTGCTCTGGGTTGCTGCGTAAAGAATTTATCGCGCAAAAGCTTTCGTACGCGTGTCTACTGTAACCCCACTTCTTGGTAAATTGTTCAAGCAAACGTTGTATGTTCGCCTCGTGTTGATAACTCTCGGTTATATCGAAGAAAGATCGCCACAATTCCTTAACCACCTTATCGTCAGCGGGTCTCTCTTTCCCAAACTTGACAAAAATCTTAAAGGGGTCGGGCATAACTACTACATTCCCTTCGGAAGGTACTAAAAATTTTCCGCAAAAATATGTTGCGGCGTTATCAAAATATTTCACGTCGAATTCGTATTTCATATCATAGATTTTGAAATCTATATTCGGTTTTGTCTTCCGCAATATAAGGGAATCGTCACCGGCGAAACAAACCGCCTGCAACTCTCTTATATCAGTGCTTTGACTTAGTAAGACCATATTGATCAGAGTGTTACCCACCCAAGTATTTGCTGCCCCGGTTCTACGCTGAGCATATATCTCAGCAGCGAAAGATCGTTTGTTTGCAACTGCCTTCCCGTAAAATTCGCTAGCACCCCACCGCAATAATATTTCTTCCGGCAAACCTAATCGACGGTATATTTCGAGTTCCACGGCTTTTGTGAACGTTGATTGAGACTTATCATACTTCGAAATATCTACCTCATCACACTCGAAGTCGTCTATAGGTAGACCGTCTAGTGCTGCGTACAATTGTTCTCCAAATTCAGCAAAACTAAGTCCGTTAAAAAGTATCACATTAGGGTGTACTACACAACGTAACCTATTGACGATCTCTCTAAAACATACTGAGAAATGTGCACATACACCTCTGTCATGGAACACGATATTTTGTCCAGGGGGTACTTCCGTGAGACATTCGTTGTCCATTTTGAACTTTACTTCTGATTTCACCATCAGTTTAAATCTGTTGAGGTTGTTGTCTAACATTATAGGTAATTCCAAAGCTTTCTTCAACCCACTCTTACCCAGTGGAACCCTACTTTGAAACCATTCACTTAGATCAAACGCATTTGGAGTAATCGGGTCATTAATGATTTCTGCCAATTTACGTGAATCCACGTATGATGCGAAGAAATCATCTACGATAGTCATTACTTCATCAGTGACATCTGGATGCCACAGCGATTTGACCACGCCAGCGTTTCTCTTTTCGTACGCCAGCAAATTTGCTTTGAATGTGTCTTGTCTACGTCCAACTATTTGTGAACGTATCCTCGGATTAAACTGATGGAATTTGAGTGACTTGAACCTCACGTCATTATCACTCATTGAAAAATCTGTAATGTTCGTGATTGTATCACTCATTTGAAAATCCTCCTCCACATGGAAAAAGCTCAATGACCCAACACCATTCAACATATCATCCAAAAATGCTTGTATACATTCTAAGTGGGTCTTCGGTGGTCGACCTTTACCTAACGGTTGGTTGACACACACATCTTTCCATTGGAGGTAAACGTTAAACGCACTGCTGGATAGTAAAATTGACCGCGACTCTTCTCTCCAAATTCATAATTGCCTCCACATCAGCTCCTATTCCTTTATTCATTTTGCTAGGTACGCATATATATTGCAAACTCACAGTGTGGCGAGTCAATGCCACTAATCTATGTGGCAATGAGGAAAACACTTGATCATCCGTCGGTTTGAAACAAACAAGTTTCACCCTCTTGTAGGTTTCTCCTTGCGACTCAGCCACGGTACCTATCAAATCCATAGCTCGTTGACGGTCACCATGTCTACCGTTTAGGAAATCTGAGATCAACTCGTTCTTCTCATTCTGTGTGAAGGTCATAATTCGGTCAACATCGTTGAATAACGTGTTGTCCGTTTTACTGAATTCTTTACGCGTGACACTTTTAAGGATGGGGTGTTTGGAGATTAACTTGACATCTCCACTGTACAGTTTCCCACCTCTCTTTTGGAATTGAACGGTCGACATCCACCAACATATGTCAGCGGGACATCTGTGGGTAGTCAACATTTCTGAGTAATTGCCATTTGGAACAAGCATTCCCTTGTCATCCTGAAGAAGTTTCATTCTATTGATGAAGGGTACCTGTCTTCTACCGCCAAATAGCGTGGTTGATTCGGGCTTCGCATACGCTAACACGACGATTATGATACCAGCATGTACCATGTAGCATTCATCGATCAATATTTTCGCGTATTTGCAGGGGCTTCCGCGACGAGTTTGGAAGAGGTAAGAATCAATGGTCATCACGGAGAGTACTTTGTCTAAAGCGTTTTCCGAGACGAAGGTTTTAAGAGATTGTGCAGAATTTCTGCAAGCCGTCAATACCAACAGAAGCTCTCCTTTCTTCGCAGTCGATTTCCAGTTCAACATTTGTTGTTTTATGCTGTAAGTCTTTCCTGCCCCAGGGACTGCGTTAACAAAAGAGCATGTCTCCAAGGCGTTATCTAAATCGTCGTTTGTCAGATCTTTCAGCATCAACAGTATCGACAATGTTCTGACTAAATTAAACGAAATATCAAATGGGGGAACAAACACTATGTCGTGAGGTTCCTTCAACATTTTGTCGTTGTTGAAAATCAACCTTCTCTCCCCCAACAAACCGACCATATTGCTAGCCGGATCTTCAATCTTAAAATTGGCAGAATTCGCTTTTTGTACCATATTTAGTTCTTGTATGTCTCTTGTGAAGAGATCATTTCTATTACCAATTAATGGTTTAGGTGCTTTCAACACTTTGTCTATAGCGTCCACCTCCATGCGGAGTCCATGTAAAGAATGAGCTAAAGCCTCAAACACTTTAGCCTTATTTGAATTTCCGGAGACTCTTCTGGTCAAATTTCTGTAAAATCCTACATTTAGTAGATCTACTTTAGACTTGAAGGCAACACCTAAAACTGAACTCGCTTCATCTATCAACGAAGTGTGCATCCGTATCGTTTTACTCGGTTTTCCAGCCGGAACAGTGACCACCGAGGGGATTGTAGATGTGACCTGACAAGCACGGATGTCCGCTGCCTTTACGGTTTCGACACCACCATCAGAGTTAGCTCTACGATATGGAGGAACATATCTTTCCGTAGAGTGAACCGATTGAATTTCAGATGTCGATTTACACTCTCGCAATTCGACAACCGGAGATGGAGATGAAGTTTTAATTGAAGGTTTATCCGAGTGGCCTGGTAGGTTCACTACAATCGGAGGTTTAAATCCTCCCGTAAACCGAAGTGCCGCATGTGCGTCGAGCATCCACTCATTAATCTTATCCGTGTTAGAACACTCCCNTTCTTCATGCAAAGTTATAGCGCAATTCGATTTTGATAAGGGGTCTTTTAAACCGGTCGGACCGTTCTTGGAATTACACTGCTCTAAAAGTTCGTCTAAACACAACATCGCTTCATCTGAATTTGTAGAGTCCACTTCAAATCCCTCTACCCCAACACTGCCGACAATTTTGTTCTTACCAAGTAAGTCACCAGAACTGAACTTAGTTGGGTGAACTTCAGTCTTAGTTTTCTGACATTCAACGTTTTGTGCTGGAGTGTTGGCTAGGTTTTGTTCTGTCTCTATCGTGTGAGGTTGGACTTTGTCTAATGATCCATTACCTTCCAAAATTTCCTCTACCTTCTTCGGGGTTTTCTCGTCTACTGTGGCTCGGAGAGGAGTTGTGTGAGAGTCAGGTCCGGTCTTTGCTGCGTTCAATCGAAAAACATCCAGTGCTCTAGCTAAGACCTGTTTTCCGTTAGAAAAACTCACATCCGGTACTATGTCCGTCGGGTCTCTAGGACTCACAACCTCTCCTTCATCTATCTTGATCGGACTCCTATATGCTAAAAACCCCTCTTTCGAGAGTGCTATTCGCAAGAGAGGACCGATAGTAATAGGATTCTTCCTCGCCCAACACCTCTGAGTAAGATTCGATATCTCAGCTCCTAGATATACTGGGAAAGCGATGTGAGTCAAATGGTTGTAACAGGAGAGAGTACTCGTTAACAACACCACATCTTTCATTAACAATCCCAAGAGACTCAGTCCAAGAGATAGTTTTGATTCTATGCGAATTCTGGATATGTACTTGCGGATCGGAGTGTAAACAGTCTTGTTTAAGAAATTTAACACCTTCCCGAACAAAACATTCACATTCCTCCGGACGACGTTGTCGGTGAAACTAGCGTACACAGCGCCAGACAATAAAGCAGCTATCGCAATATGAGGAACATGTTTACCTACCTCCTGTATCAACCATGTTTTAAATGTTTTATCAGGAATCCATTCCTGCGGGTAGGGTAAACCAGCCGCCTTCAACACCATCGCAGTTTTAATTTTGAGATTCGTTAAGCGTTCTGCTAGGTTTGATTTTATTTTTTCTCCTATTTTCGTTGTGCTGTTCGCCGCAGCTTCACCAAGAGAAATCGCCGTTTGGTTAATGTAAGATTGCGTTGAAGTAGCGATTTTATTTAATACATTCATTGAATGTGAAGTACAAGTTTTTCCCAAATGATTTATACCATCTCCACAACTTCTAACAAGTTGAGAGAGTTGCACCACTTTGTTATTTAACAAACTGCGGAGAAACCTGAGTAAACTTTTGCACAAATTCTTCTCCATTTTTTGTTCTGTTGATTGTTCAGAAGCTCTGAATTTCAAAAATCGTAGTATTGTTAAGAACAAAGACAATAACCACGATTTAATTGCGCCTAAAGGAGTTGCCCAAGATTGGACAACACGCGTTAACCTACGCATCACCCTCCACAACAGAGCCCTCCAACAGTCTCCTGACTCTGCATTTGCTGTTGCTGGGAGTAAAAAATCATACCAGTTACCAGTCGCACCACCATTCAGTGAACCCTTAGAAGAAGTGTCATTTATTTCGGCGCACTCTCTTTCTTCAAGGGGTGACTCTGAAGTATCCGGTTGTATCTCCTCCTCATCCTCCGTAACTCCCGATTTTGAACTCAAAACAGCTAGTGCTTGAGCAATATTAAAAATCTCCTCCATATTTTCACATTCCGTGTTTAACGAACCGATCTGACAATCGGCTTCTGTGATGATCTCATCAGCTGTATCCTCGATGGAGTATTCGCTCTTATTAATGGAGGTGAACCACTGAATGACCTGCTCGGGCAGGCTTCTATACAAAGAACGCAGGAGGACTCTAATTGGTTCACTGAGGAAAGTGAGCACAGCTTTTGCGAATTTCACCAGTTTGTGTTGTCTACTCGCTTTCATAGTTTTCACAGCCGAATTCCTCCTATTAACTGCTTCATGTAATATAGCCGTAGGGACTTCCACCAGCAGATCATTGGAGAAATCCACTCTGCTATGGACTATTTTTGACCCTACTACCATCATGGTAGTTTGAGATCGAAAATTTGACATTACGTACTCATAAGTTCGGTCATCGGTGGTATTACAGACATTGGCAGCGTAGGCGAGACTACGTCGCACGAAATCTCGTTCTACATACACCGATTTTTGAGTGGGGGAACCATAACGATCGGTGATGGGAAAAGTGATCTTTGTTTGGTTCGCATTCCAAGGTACCAACCGTCTCCACAGTTTTCTATAAGAAACTGGTTTAGATAGAGATATCGTTATTTCCAAATAAGGACCGTATTGAGTGTTTACTTCAATGTAGTAACTACATCCAGAGTTGCTCAAAACTACGGCCTTAGTTAGGTAGGAGGAGACAGTGGAATATGAGTGTACGTAAGCGTCTCCTGTGCTCCCTATGAAGTACACCAAACTATCTCCATCTCTTGTTACTGTGAGTGTTGTACCTGGATAAGTGGCGATCTTTTCGCCGCTTAATAATTCAGGTGGAAACATCAAAAACACTTTAGCCAAGACACTCCCTTTCCTTTCCATAGCGTAAAGCAGTGTCTCAATACGCACATCATATACGTCCACCATGGTGATGACAGTACTCGGATACGTGCAGTGTGGAACACGTTTATGACATACAGATAAAGATCCAAGGTTTGATATAAACGTGGCCAACTTCCCACCACCGGAAGAATGATCTACAGCACGATTGATTACGTCAATACTCAATTTAGAAATTCTTCCAGCACCTTTCACATCAACAATCGGAGCACACACGTGGACATTGGAGAGGTTTTGCGATAAACAATTCACTACACTTCCCCCAATGTCTGATACTGTAACGCCTTTAAAAGCCCTGGCGTTCATTTCGTTGAAAAATTTTCTCACGGCGTTGAAGATAGGGTGGGCGCCGGCGGGTTCAAACCCAACTTGCACGCTGGAAATGTGTAACATCTTCTTGAGAATATCTACCTGATCTGGCTCCATGTGATATGGAATTTTAAACCTGGTTTTTTCCCTCGCTCTCAAGTCGCATTTAATCGCCGATTCTACTAAATCGTCTACAGTGTTTTGGAAATGCGACGTTTCGCGCATGGTCATCTTCTTGACCACGCTGTCTATAGCAGTGTTCAGAAGGGGGTCTTCGACCAGCAGACTCAAAGGTAGAGACTCGATCTCGTCGGGTTGATGAGTAGCACCAACGAGAACATTTGGAAGTGTTTTATCTTTTAAACCCTTTTGTGAGTAATGGTAAAAAGTTCCGGTTTTAATTAGTGGTATTTCCCCGAACAGATGTCGAAGATAGTTTAGGCGTACGAGTGGGCTGGTCGGGTACTTGGATACCGGAATATGGGAATTCAAGAATAAAGGTAACCAGCAGTATCCACGCGATGCCCTCACATTTCTGTTGAGCATC